TCGGGATGCACAGCACCCCCTACGAGGAACAGCGTGCGACGACCGTGAAGGATGTCCTCGATCAAGGCCTCGGCCTCGCTCTTGATGTCCTGAACATGGTCGTCCAGGTTTGGCGCGTTGGCCGTCAAGATGAACTGACGACACTTGTATGCCGTCAGAGCGAGAGCGATGTCCCTGATCAGGAGGGGCGTGTCACCTGGCGTGGGACCGAAAGATACACCGAGTCGTGAATCTATCTGATTTTCTGCCCATGTTTCTGCGTAGTCGACTTCCGCTTCCGTTAGGTCGAGGTTGTCGATGGTTACGCCGACAGACAGGAAGAACTTTTTCAGATAGATCGTCCCAACCACGACATCGATGTATTTCCCGGCCACGCCAGGCCCCCCTTCTAGGCCCGAGGCCTAGGTGAGAACGTCGGTGATCGTGTGTGCAGCAAACGGCGCGACGATCTTCTCGTCCACGCACATCTGCACTTCGATCATCGTCGCCTCGATTTCCTCGTCGCGCCAACGTCGGACCCGGAAGTCCTGCGACATGATGCTCCACGAGAACGTCGAGTCTTCCAGACTCGGGCTCTTCGACGGGTTGATCCAGACGAGCGTGACCGTGTCGGGCCAGACGTCTGCAACCACCTCTGCTGCGCCCTCTGCGGCAGAGTTGAACATCGCCTCGGAGACGACGGTCTTCATGCCCCAGAGGGTGTCGGGGATGGTGTAAACCTGAGCCCGCTCCATGAGCGAGATCTCCGCCGACGCCTTGAGGAACAGGCGAACGAAACCAGCGACGGTGGCGCTCATCACGATGTGCGACGGGTAAGCGCCGCACGCCAGCCGGAAGTCTTCCTTCGCGGCCCGGATGTCGTCCTCGATGTCAGCGGTGGGAGTGTCCCACTTGACGGCGGGGGTCGACGTCGAGGTGATCAGCGGATCGGTCGTGAACTTCTTCGCGACCCGTCGCTCACGGTGCATCATGAGGTTCCGGGTCAGCTTCTCCACCGTCCGACGCAGCGGCTTGACCGGGCTGTCGGCGTTCTTCACCGTCTTGTCGCAGACGCTGTCCTTGAGGGCTCGCGTCACGCACAGGTACGGCTCGGTTCCGGTCGGCTTCCAATCGAAGCTGACTGCCGGCGAACAGCCGTTCTTGCGGTCGCCTTCGCCGTCGCCCTTCAGGCGGATCTCTTCTCGCCCGAACGTGTAGTACACGTCCGAGTCCTTCTTCACCTTGATCCTCGGACTGATCTCATCTGCGACCAGATCCGGGAACTTGAAGGTCCTCGACAGGTTCGTTAGAACGGCGTCGACATGGACCTCACTCCGATGAGCACCCATTTGCCTCTCCTCTTTCTAGGTGTGTCTTGTGAGTTCCGGCTACTGTGCTACTACAGGCCGATCTCGAACTTGGTAAGAACCTTCACGATCTCGTCCAACGCACCAGCCGGCTCTAGGGCCAGGGCGTGGATCAGGTCTACACCGGGGACTCCGGCGACGACCTTACCGGCAAGAGCACCGGCTCCTGCGGTGAGCGGGGCTCCGGCGGCGAACGCAGCGCCAGCGACGGCACGGGAACGCAATCCCGGTCGCGTCTCGACGCTAGGATCCTCTCCAGCAGGGGTGAATGCCTGAACGATACCCCAGCAGAAGTCGGTCGCAACCGCTTCGTCGAGGAGTTCGATCTCGTCTACGTCTCCGGCTCCGGCGACGAACTTGACCAGTGCGTACTGGAAAAGGTCCTCTGCCGCGATGAGGGGCGACACGCCCCAGCAAGGCTCGGCCATCGTATTCTTGCCTCTCTGATGTATTGGGTTTGGTGGTCAGCGCTGCTGGGTACTACTCGTCGTCGTCCGTCTCGTCGATGCTCGATGCCAGAGCCATCTCCAACGCCTCGTCACCGAACTGCTCCTCGAACGCGATCTCCATCGCGTCGGCGTAGTCGAGCTTCTGCTCCGACATGATCTTCTGGGTGAGTTCTTCGAGCTTCTCGGAGTTCGACTTCTTCTCCACCTTGCTCTTGGCGTCGGCGTCGTCCTTCTTCTTGTCCTTGGACTTGACCTCGAACTCGACCTGCTTGCCGCCCCGGATCAGCCGCAGGAACATGTCCTTCAGGCCTTCCTTCGCCACGATGGTCTTGTCGTCCTCGACGACCTCGTAGGAGAAGTGGAGTTCGTCCTTGTCGACCTCCATCCCTTCGAGCAGATCGCTGACGTCCTGGCCCTGCGCCATGTCGGTCGTGCCGTCGATGGCCGCGCAGAGAGCGATGAACTCACTCTTCAGCGCCGGAGCGAGGTTGCCGGCCTTGACCAGTTCCTCGAACAGCTTGGCGTCGCTGGACTTCTGCGCCTTGACGTCGGCCTTGCGACGAGCCTTCTTCTCCTCACCCAGCTTGTCGCTGAGGCTGGTGATCTGGCCCTTCAGTTCCTCGTTGTCCTTCTCGAACACGGTCTTGAGCTTGGCTGCGGTCTTTTCCGCAACGTCAGCGCCGTGCTTCTTGAGAAGAGTGTCCAGTTCCGCCTGAGACAGCTTGATCTCCGGCTCCTGGCTCTTGCCCTTGTCCTTGTCCTGCGTCTTGTCGTCGTCCGGCATCGGAGCTTGACTCCTCAGGTTCGCGTAAATGACATTGCCGTCTTCGTCAGAATACATCTGTACGGCTGTGTCGAGTGAAGCGGCTGCGGCGGGTTGCATACCACGAACAGCCGGGGTTGATGTGCCCAGTAGGGCGATGGCCTTCAGCGTGAAGCCAACCTGCTTCCCGTTGTCGTCTTGGAATTCACGGAAGATTTCAGCGCTACGATTCTTCAGCGCCTCTCGCTTCATGAGGAAAGCGACCATCCTCGGAATCTTGTCGACCTTCGAGTACAGGCTGTCGCCCTCACGCCAAACGTCCTTCACCCACCCACCAGCCAGTTCGCCGCTATTGGCAAGCAGGCTCTGGTTTTTGTGGTGTCCAATCTTGATCGGGACGTCGAGAAACTCTGTCCTCGATTGAGTCTTGAAGTTCTCGACGACCTCATCCAGCCGCTTGTCGTCGAAGTCAACTTCGTTGTGGATGCCCTTCTTGAGGAACTCGTACCGGTCAATCCGATAGGTCCCATCATCGTTCCGCTTGACTTCGTAACGATTGCCACGCGTTTCGAGGACGAAGACGTCCTCGTGAAGCGTCGTGTCAAAGTCGATTTGCGCGGCACCTACTGCCTGGGCGCCTGTCTTCGCCGCAACCAGGCTTGAGAGGACGAACGTAACATCGCGCTTGGTGAGTTGACCCGACGAGAGTCGCTGGCGGATCGCCCGCAACCTCTGCTCCACCTCGTCCGGCAGACTCTTCTCTTCGATCATCACCCGGAGGATCTCGTCCATCTCGGGCGTCACAAAATCTTCGACCTCGATCTTCTCCGGGTCCTTGGTCTCGTCCTCAGGATCCGGGTCTTCCTTCTTGTCCTCGGATCCCTGGTCGTCAACGAGCCCCGTACCATCGAGGGAGATCTTGAATCGCTTGGTGCTACCCTCTCGGGTCAGCATCATGCGGCCCTGGAGCTTCTGCCCCTGGAACTGGAAGATCATCGCGTCCGGCTGGTCGCTGACCATCTCCACCGAACCAGTGTCCACCATCTCCATCCTGGTGGACGTCACGTCACCGGACACGCTCTGGCCGTCTTCGCGACGTCCGACTGCGTTCGGCTCGATGACCTGGGGACCTTCCTTGCCCAGCGTGAGCTTTTCCTTGCTCACCGCAGCGCAAATCTCTCCGACAATCCCCTGAGACGACGTGGGGTCCTCGGCCAGGATGAAGTGCCGCGCCTGGGTCTCCTTCTCGAATCCGAGAAAGAGATCAAAGACAACCACGTTTGGGCTGTCGTCGGCAGCGGCAGCAGCATGCTGCGAGCGGCGGATCAGATTGAAGATTCCTGGCATCGTCGTAGCGCCCAAGTTGGGCCGATGTTGAACTGCTGGACGGCGCTACGATTGATGATGATGATCAGGCCGCTATCGAACGAATGATACGAACCACCTGGGACACGTCAAGCGGTTTTCTTTTCGGCCCCAGGTTTTTCCTATGCCGCTATCGAACTAACCGATGAGAACCACACGGTCCTTGGCCTCTGCCGCAAACACCTGAACCACGCGCAGAATGGCCTCTCCGCCCGTTAGGCCCATGAAATCGGCCAAAAGGAACCTGTGCTGTGGCTCCTTGTCCGTGAGTTCCGAAAGGTACTTCTTGATCTTTTCGCCCGAGGCATTTTCTTTCACCTTCGCCACGACCTCGATCCTTCCGGTGTCCTTTTCCCGCAGCACGAACTGGCCCCTTCGTGGACTCTCGATGGTCACAGGCTCCGAGAGTTGACGAATCACCTTGCCCCTCACCCCTACCATCATCGTCCCGGAATCCTCCAGGTCGAACTGCATTGGGTCGTCGGCGGGCTTCCGTGCCATCTGCCGGTCACGCGTGTCAAGATCCTGCTTGGGGATGTTGACGAACTTCCTGATCCATGGCTCGTCAGGCGCGATCACGCCCTTCTCGACCATCACCTTGATGAACTCAGCCCTCTTGTTCCTGTCGATGGACAACTTCGGGACCAGGTACTTCGGGTACTTGTTCGTCTTGTAGTTCAAGTCGACCAGGCGACGAATCACCTGGCGCTCCATTACTGTCCCCCTGACGTCTGCCGCAATGCCGTCAAGGACGACCAGGAACATCTTGTGCTGACCCATCATCCCGGCTTCGCTCTTTGGCGAACCGCCGAGAGTCGCGCCCATCATCATGCCGTTGTTGATCTGCCGCCCATGCCGATCCCTCAGACTATCGAAAGCCCGCTGGTCGCTCCTGGCAACACCAAGCTCATCGACCTTGTACCCATTGGGGTAGGTCGTCACGGTGCGGTTGTACGCGCCAGCCAGGTCCTTCTGCACCCTACGCTGCTCAGGCTTGGTGTACTGACCGTCCTCGACGGAGGCAAGCAGCGGCGGGCGAGCGAACGTCTCCGCCGAACGAAGCTCCAGGCGATGCGATGTGCCGTCGCCGTAGAACGGGCGCCACAAGACGCGGAAGTCACTGTTGCCGGTAAGGGACGACGCGTCATCACAAAGCTGGTTGTAGGTATAGATGATGAACTTGTTCGTTGGAAGCTGTTGCACCTTGCCAGACGTGGTCTGGAAGCCAGTGGATGACAGGCCCTCGATGATCCCCATCGGATCCAGCCGCCCATGCTCATCCGTGAGGAAGGAGTAGTTGCGCGAGTCGCGGACAACCAGATCCCACATCCCAACCATGCCACGATACTTGCCGTCCTCGATCACCTTCCAGATGATCTCTGCAACCTTGAACCCCTGCCGCTGTGCATCGAGCATCATACGAACAAACTGCTCGATGGGCTTCTGCATGAAGACCTCGAAGTTCCAGCGAACAAAGTCCGCAATCTCTTCCGATCTCCTGCACGCATCACATGCCGGCTCGACCTCCGCGTCTTCCGACAGGATCGTGAAGATGCGACTCCAGTAGGCATTCTTGATGCCAGGGTCGGAGTCAAGCATCTTATCGAGAATACGGAACCCCCGCTCCCTGATCAGGGGATCAGGGTTCTCGAAGATATGCATCCCGTGGATGAAGTTGTGATGGTTGTCGAAGGTGTTCCCACTAAGGATCTCACCGTCGATCAGCTTCTTGAACGGGTCGCTCACCTGTGTCTCGATGAGCCCCGTATCTGGGGTGCCTACTTCAGAGAAGCCGAACATGCCTACCCCCTAGAACGCTTTTGTCTCACGAGCATCCTCCGCTCGGATCTGATTGATCCTCATCTGGAGATGCTTGGTAACCTCTGATGCTGCTTTGCCGGCCTGTTCGTCTACTGTCTTGCGAGTCTCCGCTGCTGGCGCATCACTCTGCCCCAGGACAACTCCCTGGAGAATAGCGCACTGAACGATTTGAGCCACATGATCGAACAAGACCTGGTCTCCTCTCACGTCGGTCATTAGGGTAGCCTAAAAGCCAAGGTCGAAATCCCGTTCATTGAAATCCCGACCATTATCGATCTCGGTCTGCTGGAATAGTGTATCACCCGAATCGCCCAGGTTGAAGTCCTCACCAAAGTCAACTACTTCTGTCTCTGCAACGTCCTCACCCTGGCTGTCAACCTGATTGACCATCCCGGTCTTTCGGTTGAACCTAATCTTTGACCTGAAGTGAGCGATATACCGGAAGGCATCAATACCGTGGTCGTACTGATCTTTCACCGGATAGCCACAGTCATCTCCAACCCAGTTTCGGAACTGGTCGATCAGCTTGGGGCAGTCCTCGGTAATCGTGAGGATGGGATTGTTGAGCCCGTCTCCGCCCAGCATCGTATTGATTACATCGATACTCTCATAGACATCCTTCTTCAGGCAGTTGCGACAGAACACCCCGTTCATCCCCAACTCCTTCTTGGCCATCGGGTCTGCTGAGTCGATGATCGTTGCGTCGTATAGCTCCTCGCCGGAGAGCGTCAAAATCCGCTTGGCCCTCTGGGCGTAGCTCCCTCCATGGAAGTACTTCTCTCGATACGCCGTCAGGTTACCCAGGCGATCCTCTGCGACCCAAATGCAAGCCATCTTGGGGCCAGGGTCGACGCCTCGTAGGAGGATGTGCCCCTTGCCCGACGGCCTCCACCCTCCCTCTGAGATGTGGCGTTCGCTGAAGGCAGCAAAAATCATGGAGTCACCGGCCGTAGCCAATGAAAGCTCATACTCGTGAGAGAACTTCTGCGGAGACATGGACGCCCGCTTCTTCCTCTCCCACTCCGCGTCCTGATACTTCGGGCAAAGACTGAACGGGATGTCAAACCGGAAGTACTCTCGCTTGTCCGCTTCCTTACATAGCCTAGTGAAAGCCCTGCCGATGAGTTCGCCATTGGGTGTTGATACCACGAACAGCTTGGACCTGTCACCAAGCTGAGGCTCGATAGCGCCCAGCATCCCATCGAGTTCCCTACAGTACGCAGCCTCGTCGATGAACACGATCTTGGCTGGCACGGATCGCGAAGCATCCGCCTTGGACGGAAGGGAGACGATACGACTTCCGTTCCCCCACTCGATGTATTGCTGATTCCTCGGGCCTTCCTTGAGGGGGCACTCTCTCTTGATGAACTCCGGCAAGCGGTCGTAGATCTCATACGCACGCCGGATCATCTCCTGAGCAGCCTTCTTATCCTTAGACAGGATGAGGATGATCAGGTGCTTGTTGTAGAGCGCACACCAGACGGCATACGAGATGATGATCCACGAAGCAAGAATCTGTCGGGCCTTCAGGACAACGACACGGTTCATCTTCTCGATGACGTGCGCGAGCCTCAGGATGTAAGGCCAGTCCTTCGGTATCGGGAAGACCTCACCGTCTACCGTGGTCGAGCGAACATACGTCAGCAACCAATAGATGAAATCGAACGCCGCCCGTGTGGCGTCCAGATTATCCAGGTTGAGCGTTAGCTCGAAATCAGAAAGGCGTCTCGCCATCTGGTAGCGAGGGCAGCCCCGCGCTCCTCATCTGGGCAATGGGGTCTCGTTCCGCAATGTCGGCAACGAACTCCCTGAATTCCAATAGCTTCTTCATCCGATCATCGAGAACCGCTAACGCCTTATACGGATTCGACCTAACCATTTTTCGGATGTCGTTGGTCTGGGACTCCATCTCCTGTCGGTTCTGTCGCGACTCGATGGAGTCAAGCAGTTTTAACTGCGCCTCAATGAGAAACCGCATCTCCCGCGTGGCGTTGACCTTGGCAGTGGCCGGAGCATCGGGATTGTTGATGATGTTCTCCATCGCCCCGATGAGGTTCGCGATGATCTGCGAGAACTCCTCATCGATCTGAGCTATATATGCCCGAGGAACTGGCTGGCCGCTCTGAAGGTCAGCATCGGTCTTTACTAGCTGGCGGCCAGCCACAGTCCCCTACTCGTCCCCTGACAGGGACTCCAGGTCGAGGAGTCCAGCACTCTGCTTGCGCAGGTAAATCGTCAGGGCTGTCTTGATGCCAGCCCCAGCGATACCCAGCATCGTGCTGGTCAGCATCTTCTCACTGATGGATTCTCCAGCAGCAGTGAGGATCGACTTGAACTCCTCCGGCGTGATCTCGCGATCAGCGCCAGGAGGGATGGTCAGGTCGATGGTGATCACCTTCGCCTCGTGCTGCCGGCGAATAGAGGCCACCGCGTCTGGGCTATTCCCCAGTTCGGCAATCTCCTCGTCGGTCATCCCATTGCGCCTGAGCATCGCAATGAGTTCGTCATCGGTCTTCTTCTTTTTCTTCTTCGCAGCCATCAGTCACTCTCCCCTTCCGCCTCTGCCTCTTCCAGTTGGTCTTCCAACCTGGAGACTTCATTCTCCAGTTCCTGAAGCAGGCGCTCCTTTTCGATCTCCAGCCACTTCTCACTGGACTCCTCGAAGAACCTCTTGACCGCGTCGGCGTCACCCTTGTCAAATCCCGTCGACATCCAATCCCCGAACAACTCCAGAATCTGGACCGCTCGGTCGATGTGAATGTTGACCTCGGACACCTTCAGCTTCACGGCGTCCGCGCTCTTGTTGACCTTGGAGAGCTTGTCGAGCAACACGATAGTCTGCGCCTTCACGTACACCGGAGTGAACTGCTCCGGGTGCAAGCGCTGGAACTCCTTCAGTTCCCGCCAGTGATTGTCCTTGATCCTGGTCGTCTCTGACTTCTGGTAGGCCGACGTGGTCTTGCTGGCCACGACGCCCATCTTCCGCTGGTAATGCTTGATCTCTTTGCCAGCGATGGGCTTCAGGACCTGGATCTCGGTCGGCGCCTGGAATAGGCCACACCCGATGACCAGCAGGCTGAGGGTAATGATCAGTAGTTTTCTCACTTTCCGACCTCGGCTGCTGCCTTCTCGGCAGCATCCTTGGTCACGGATCCAGTGAGCCACGCCGACTTGACGATATCCGCCTTCCCGATAACGATGGCCGCCTCCTTACCGTGATCCGCAATCCCTTGACCCAGGACATACGAGCCAACGATCCCAGCGATAGCCATCAGGAGGTCGGACACGACCTCGGCCTCTAGGCCAAACCTGGTTGAGATCGCCACCGCTGCCGCAGCAATCAGCCCGGTCAGCATGGCACGGAACTTCTTTGACGCAAACATCTGCTTAGTGATCTGCATGGTTACGGTCCTGTGAGGAAGGTTGCTGCGTGTTCCTTCTCTGCGAAAATGGTGATGATCGTGAAGGTCGCGTTCACCGAGTATCGCAAGTTGAATGAAATCGGACTGGTGTTGAACTGGTAAAAGCGTGGAGCCGCGAACTCGAAGACGTTCCGCTCACCAGCCACAAGCGGATTTCCCTGGTTCAAAAGCGCCTCTCGATCTTCGATTGGCCCACCAGTAGGCCCATCGAAAAGCACACGCTTTATGGTGCCCGGTGCCGTAGGCACAACCGTGCACACAAACTTGATGTCTGGACCAGGCGTCAAAAGACTTCCCGAAGGAAACACGAGCGCCGGATCCGCAAAAACAGTCAAGCCCTTTCTGGCTACGATTTTTTCGCCCATGGCAACCTCAGTCTAGCACGCTTTTTTTGCACACAGAGACGGGAACAATTCGTCCAGTATCTCCAGACCCTGCTGAGTACTCACCACCCTGCGCCGCTTTCCAGGCTCAGAGAACTCATACGGATTCTTGGAGAGCACGAACGAAAGCGCCTCTACAGGATCCATCCCTCGTTTGATCCAATAGTACACCGAACCACGCTTCGGCTTTTTCCCCAAACGCCTCAGGTGGCCCATCACCGTGTCAGTGTGGCCCAGGTAGGGGAAGCGTCCGTG